ATGAAGCAGAATGCCACCATCACTATAGGCAAGCGAATCAAGCACTTACGACTAGACAATAAATGGACACAAGCCTCCCTTGCGGAAGCATTGGGGTGCGAGTCAATGACCGTGAGTCGTTACGAGAGAGGCGAATACGCCCCAAGCATCGAGATGCTGGAGCAAATCGCCAGGGTCCTGGGAGTGGGACTGGATGCGTTTTTCTCCAATCAGGATCCTGCTGAACCCACCACGGCGAACCTCCGCCACCACCTATGCGACATTGCCTACCAGGCTGATGAAATCTCGCTGAAAGAAATTGTTGGGGCGGCCAAGAGAATCCTGAGAAATCGAGTGCAAGAGAAATATACGGACCGGTCTACCCAATAGATAGAGAACAATCTTGAGTCGGTTCAAGGGGCTTTTCGTTGTTTTTTATTGCAGGTGTTATTCAAGCTTAATTAAGCCTTGAAATGCATACATTTATTCCCGTTCTTACCGATGACGGATCATCCGGGAATATCTTCAGCAACCTCGAACTACAACTTGCAAAATAACAATGAACAAAGCAATAACTACCATACATCTAACTAGCCAGGGGTTCAAAACCTCATCAATGCATGTAAAAACCGATACTTGCACTCTCTCGGGAGGAACATTTTTCAACCCGCCGCCACTCGCTTGCAGCGACTCAAACACTCATAAAAAATCCAACCGAGCGCTGTAATCATCCAGCCCGAAACCAGCATAAGGCTATCAGGCAAAAAAATAGCGATTGCTAACAGAGGAAAGGATAGTAACGCAGCCCCGTCAACGAGGATTTGGACGCGGGCAACCCAACAGACTGTATTTCCACGGACGTTCCCATACGGGCCTTTTTCGCCCCCCCAGAAAACACAAAACCCCTGAAAACTTTAACGTTTTCAGGGGTTTTGTCGTTTCGAATGTGGCGGTGAAGGAGAGATTCGAAAGTACCCGCACCCTCCATCGCACAACAAACACCCCGGTTTACAAGGGCTCCAGCGGTGCTGGCTGCAGGAAATCATTCCCACGCCATTCCCACGGATTCAAACACGCATCTAAGTTCGCGGGCGCATCATACGTGTAGGGGCATGAAATTCAAGGTGTAGGGTTGGGGCAAAAAAAAGAGTAACATTAGTAATCTTGACCAAAAAAAGTCTCTAAGCTATTGAAATATATGGTTTTTCGTCAATTTCGAAAAGGTAACATTTAAGTAATATTGAAGTAATCTGATTACTCTTTATAACTGTAACCATCACAATATTCAAAACCCTTTAAAATCAATGACTTGATAGAAAATTACATTTTCAATTACTTCTCTGTTACTCCTTTTTGTAATACCGAACCCCACGGAATACGCGGCCTCCAGCCCATTTCCCATACGTGGTTACGGAAATTACTCTTTTTGAAATACCCCCCCTCTACCTGCACAGCAACGCATCCAGACCTTTCGAAGAAATACCCCCTTGGTGCAGGGTTCCGCAGGCTTTCAACCTCCCCACAACGCCTAACAAGTGCCCAGGCTAAGCCGCCGGGAGTGGTCTGCAGGGGTGCAGAAAAAACGAACCATTTAGCCCGCAGGCGAGGTGGGGGGACGACGGCGCGCGCCGAGTGCTGAAGCACGTCACTGCCCCTTTGTGGCACGCCTGTACCCCGAGATGTGGCACGCCAACTCCCCACATTGTCGGCAGCTCGCTGGTTGCCAACCGCGCAGCCTCAGAAGCCCCGTGTTTATTGGGCCGCGCAGCCGCTTTGGCTTGCCGTGACATGCTGCAAATGCTATGTTGAACTGGGTTTTTCCATGCTGCTGAAGGGTAAACTTTCATCTATCCCAGCTGATTTTTCTGACCCAAAGCCCCCCCTCCCTCCTACAGTTCGTCGCCTCAAATCGCGTCATGGGAAAACCTCGATTACTGTATGCGTATACAGTATTGGATTCGCCCCCATGAATAACGATGAAGACACTCTCGGCTGGCTTGGCCTCCCTACCCCATTGCAAATGTACCGGCAGCACTGTCGCCTCCTGGAGAACGAGATCCAGGAACTGAACGTGCAACTGCGCAAAGCGCGGGAGGATGTTTTCGGAATCAGTCAGATGCTGCTGACTACCCAGGCGAAGAACACCGAGTTCGCCGGATACCTCCGTCAGAGAGGCGGCGAAGCGGCTGAGATGCGAAAGCAGATCGACACGCTGACGACGTCACTGCGCGCAAGTCAGCGTGAAGCCGAAGGCCTGAAGCGAATCGTCAACGAGATGAGACCTCGACCGACAACGATTGTCTAAGATCAAACGGAAGGAGGGTTTGGCTATGTGCGGAAGGCTGTCGCAGTACAGGGGGATCCATGACTTCGTTGCGGCGCTGAGCATGCCCAACGCCCTGGCAAACTCAGTGGGTGACCAACCGATCGAACGGTACAATGTTGCTCCGACGACCCAGGTGGCATTGCTGCACATGCAAGGCGAATTGCTGCACGCCGATCCAGTTCGCTGGGGCTGGCGACCGCATTGGGCGAAAGACCGCGCCGCACCGATCAACGCACGCGTCGAAAAGGTCGCTCACGGCCCATTCTTCCGGGCGATCTGGCCGCACCGTGCGATCACGCCTATCGACAATTGGTTTGAGTGGGTGGATGAAGGTGGACAGAAGAAACAGCCCTATCTGATCCGCAGGAGGGACGGCGCGCCCATCTTGTGCGCAGCCATCGGCCAACTACCAGACGCTGATGAAGGCCCGGGCGAGCATGACGGTTTTGTGATCATCACCGCCGATAGTGCCGGCGGCATGGTGGACATTCACGACCGGAGGCCCGTGGTCCTGACGCCGGACCTTGCTCGCGAATGGCTTGACCCGGCAACGCCAAAAGAGCGCGCCGAGCAGATAGTGTTGCACCAGGGCGAACCGGCCGAGGCCTTTGAATGGTTCAAGGTCAGCTCCGCCGTGGGCAACGTGAGAAACAAGGACGCCAGTTTGATTGAGCCAGTGCTCTAGAAGAGACCACCCAGTGCTGCTGGCTCCCAATTCATGATCACCAGCTCGCCGCTCACCTCGGCTTTCCCCTGCCGCTGGTTCGCCGTGCTGTAACGGATGTCCACCGTTTCAAAGTGAAACCCATCAAACACACGCCGAATATCGGGGTGGTCGTTGATGCTGACCATCACCTTCCCCTTGCAGCGCCGCATGAACTCGGCCATCCGCTCGTAGTTTTCAAAGGGAAAGTCCACTCCGTAACCGGCGGTCTGCCAGTAAGGCGGGTCCATGTAGTGGAAGGTATGTGGCCGGTCGTAGCGCTCAGCACATTCCAACCAGCCCAGGTTTTCAACATAGGTCCCCGAGAGACGCTGCCAAGCAGCGGATAGGTTCTCTTCAATCCGCAGCAGGTTTATCGCCGGCCCGGTGGTGGCGGTGCCAAATGTCTGGCCGCTGACTTTCCCCGCGAACGCATGGTGCTGCAGGTAGAAAAATCGCGCAGCTCGTTGGATGTCGGTGAGCGTTTCCGGCCTGGTCATCTTCTGCCATTCGAACACCTGGCGGGAGCTGAGTGCCCACTTGAACTGGCGCACGAACTCTTCCAGGTGGTTCTGCACCACGCGATACAACGTCACCAAGTCGCCATTGATGTCGTTAAGGACTTCAACCGGCGCAGCCTGGGGCCGCATGAAGTAAAGCGCGGCGCCGCCGGCAAAGACCTCGACGTAACATTCGTGAGGTGGGAACAGCGGGATAAGACGATCTGCAAGACGGCGTTTGCCGCCCATCCACGGGACAATTGGTGTGCTCATTAAGTGATCCTTGTTTCGACAATTGGATTCGCTTAGGCTTCGCACCCCCTGCGCAGTGGGGCGAGGCCTTGGTTGGAGCACTCGGCACGTTCGAGTGATTCAGCGTCGAGCGAGTGTTAGCGCACCAGCTCGTCGCCTCGTTTACTGCGCGGGGGTACTATCTCTCCCCCGCTCCAAGCTCAAAGGGTTTGAAGCGCACGACTTCCTCGCCGACCCAATCATTGAGAAGGGCCAGGCGTGTCTGAATCGGCTCAAGCTCCAGGGTGGCCCAGACCTCCCCCGCTTCCTTCGGAGAGCCAAATCCCCCCGCGTTCTTCGGCACGATGCCCATCAGCTGGGGATAAACCCGTAAAGCTGCGAGCACATCGCCCTGGGTCTGGTCCTTGATCGAGTTGAACTCGTCCTTTGCCGACACCTCGCTCACCGGTATCAGCTGAATGCCCTCTTTCTTCCCGTTCGGCGCGTACACAAACAGGTTGCGAAAGTTGCCAGGCCCTTTGGAGTTTTTCAGCGCCGTGCGCAGGTCATCGATGTCGGTTTCGTTCTGCGCCGCGTCCGTCATGTACAGGATGAAACCAGCATGACTACCGTTCTCGTAATACTTGCGACGGAACAGCGTCGCCGACTGATTCAACAGCGCAGATTGCAGCGCACACAGCCACTCCGGTAACCCGTAAATTTCCTGGTGCAGATCCAGCTCACGCAAATGGAACACGCTGCCCTGGTCGAACTCGTGCTCATTCTTCCAGCCCTGCACCTGGAAATAGCGCCCGTCCTTCCCTACTCGCAGGTACTTCGCCAGCGCGGGCTTAAGCGCAACAGTCGAGCCCAGCAATGAACGCCGAGCCTCCACATACCCATTACCCAATGCCAGGTAGTCCTGCGCGTACTGGTCGAACGCCTCGCGGCTCAGCAGCTTGTGCGGGATAAACGTGCGGGTCAGTTGGTTACGCTTGAATCGCAGCCCAGAGTCGAGGTGAACGCTGGCCTTAACCGATCGGGCAAGTCCATCCAAAGACAATGGCGGCTCATACCAGCGCCCGTTAAACCAGCACTCCAACGAGTCGAATATCTCCCTGGCAGACAACACCGACTCCGGCTCGCCGAACGTGAACGCCACCGACTTGTGCTCACTCACCGCCTGATCCGTGGCAACCGCCACCTCATTGTTTGTACTCATCAAAAAAGCTCCATCCGCCCGGTATTGGCAGCCGTCTGCCCTTCGAGCGGTTCGTGGTGTAGTGCATGGAAAAGCGCCCAGGCCAGGTCGGCGTGGCCGGTGGATTCGCTGCGCCCGGCGGTATAGGTGAACTGCCGGCCGCTGGCGGTGATGGTTTTGCGGATAGCCATCAGTGATTGCGCGAAGTCCGTCCAGCCGGCGTCGAACTCCAGTCGACCCTTGTTGATCACGTCATAGGCCTTCATCACCAAGCGCGACTTAACCTCTGGCGAATAGCTGAACGTGGTCAGACCGGGGAAGAACTGCCGCACCAGCTGCGCCACGCCCGAGCCCATGCCTGTTACGTCGATGCCGATGTAGGTGACCCAGTAGCGCTGGGTCACCATGCGGATGGACTCGGCCTGCGCCGCGAAATCCATGCCACGGAACTGGTGGCGCTCAATCACACGGAACTTACCTCCCGGCACCATCGGCGGTGCCACGACCACCAGGCCAGAGCTATCGCCCGTTTCGGCCGGGTCATAGCCCAACCACACCTGGCGGTCTGCAAGCGGGCGCGGCGCCAATGGTTTGTAGTCCTCGGCCCAGTTAACCCAGCTGTCCACCATGCACGACTGCAACATCGACAGCGGGAAGATGCTCGCCCCGTCGTCCACAAACTGGCACATCAGCAGGTTTTGGAACGCCTCGGCGTCGTACTCTTGGCGCAGCTCTTCAAGGTCAAACCGATCACAGCCGCGCTGCTCAGCGTCAAGAATCGTGACGATCTGCCGCCACACCTTGTCCTCGCACAACCGCCCCTGTTGCAGGGCATCGTGGGATACATCCACAGAAATACGGTTGGCGGCGGGTTTGCCCTTGTTGAATCGCTCACCCGTCCAGAATGTGTAAGCCTCGTGAGCCATGCTCGACGGCGTGCTGAAGTAGGTGCGGCGGTATTGCTTCTGCATCGCCATACCCGAGGCGACCTTGTTCAGTTCCTTGAACTTGAACGTCCAGAAGAATTCGTCGAAGTAGAAGTTGCCGTGGTAGCCCTGGGCGGTGCGGGCATTGGTGCCCAGGAAGTGCAGCTCGGCGCCGTTCGCCAGTGTGATGGGATCGCCAGTCAGCTCGACGCCGACGACTTCCCTGGCAAAGGACTGAATATACGACTTGAAAATGTGAGCCTGATTCTTCGACGCCGACAGGAAAATCTGGTTACGCCCCGTGGTCAGGGCGTCAATCAACGCCTCTCGAGCGAAGTAGAAGGTCGCCCCGATCTGACGGCTTTTAAGGATGGCCCTGGTGCGCTGATTGCCAGCCTTGTACCAATCCAACTGATAGCCGAAGCACCCATCGACAAACGCCTGAGTGAGCAGCTCGATATGCTCCTCGCTGAACTCATTGCGGCTCGGCTTTTTCTTCGGTCCGCTGTTGCGGTCATTCAGTTTCGGGTTTAGCTCAGACTCGGTACCGCCGCCTTGGAACCGCTCAATACGTGCCTGACGCTCCAACTGCCGGTGGAGCAGGTCAATTTCTTTGAAGTCGCCGCTGGTCTTGCCGTCCTTCAGGATCAGTTGCACCAACCGAGCCTCTAGCGCGCCGCCGATGCGCTCGACGTTATCTGCCCGGTCCCATTCATCACGGGCCTTCCAGCTGTGGACGGTCTTCTCTTTTTCGTCCAGGTATTCGGCAATTTCAGTGATGCGCCAGCCAGTCCAGTACAAAAATTTGGCCTGGCGACGGTTATCACGGACGGGAATTTCAGCGAGAGCATTCATGGCGCAGATGCTGCCTCCCGCGCGCGTGGTACACCCGCCCCGCTCCCTGTAGGGCCTCGCTCTACAAGTTCGGCTCGTTGCCCGCGAGGCCGCAGCTACCGACCATGCCCACATCGCAACGGCAGTTCGCCGCCACCGCACTGAGGACTTCCCATGGCCAGCAGCACCAAACAGAAATTCCGCTCCAAGTGGACCCGCATTGCCGTAGAAGGCGCGACCACCGATGGCCGCATCATCGAGCGGAGTTGGATTGACGACATGGCCTCGCAGTACAGCCAGAACACCTATGGCGCTCGCATCAACTGCGAACACATCAAGGGTTACTGGCCCGGTGGCGAATTCGGCGCTTATGGCGACGTACTGGCGCTTAAGGCTGAAGAAGTCGACATTGCCGGCATCAAGAAACTTGCATTGTTCGCCCAGCTCGAACCCAACGACGCGCTGCTGGCCTTGAATAAGGCCGGTCAAAAGGTCTACACCTCGGTCGAGATCCAGCCGAAGTTTGCCGATAGCGGGAAGGCCTACCTGGTCGGCCTCGCCATCACTGACACCCCAGCCAGCCTGGGCACCGAAGCCCTGAGCTTCAGCGCTACACATGGCACCTTGGCCGGACGCAAACAGGACAAAGACAACCTGTTCAGCGCTGCCGAGGAAGCCTCACTCGAATTCGAAGAAGTCACCGACCAGCCGAGTGCTTTTGCAGCAATCAAGGCCAGGCTCGGTGAGTTCATCAAACTGAGCAAGGACAAGGATGGCAAGGACGCCAAGACTTTCTCCGACATCGGTGAAGCGCTGGAAAGCCTGGTCACCCTCGCCACCCAGCAGGCTGAACAAGCCGACGCTTCAAGCAAGGCCTTGGTAGATCTGAAAAAGCAGTTCACCAGCCTGGATACCGAGCTGAAAGAGCTCAAAACCAAGCTCGGCCAAACCGCTGACCTCAGCCAGCCACAGCGCCCGCACAGCACTGGCGGTGCAGGCACCGTACTGACTGCTTACTGAACCCACGGCCCAACACCGACAAGCCTATTCACCGGAGAACACCCCCATGCGTAAAGAAACACGCTTCGCCTTCGCCGCCCTGGCCGTGCAGATCGCCCTGCTCAATGGCGTAGCCAGCGCCCACGAAAAATTCAGCGTCGACCCCAGCATCCAGCAAAAACTGGAAGTTGCGGTTCAGGAATCCGATGGTTTCCTGAAACAGATCAACATCATTGGCGTAGACGAGCAGTCAGGTGAGGCCCTGCTGCTGGGTGTCAATGGCCCGGTTGCAAGCCGCACCGACACATCTGGCGGTACCCCTCGAAGCCCGTTGAGCCGAAGCACGCTGAGCAAAGACTCCTACATCTGCAAGCAGACGAACTTCGACAGCGCGTTCCCCTACGCCCTGCTGGATGCCTGGGCCAAGTTCCCCGACTTCCAAGTCAAGCTGAGCAACGCGATCATCCTGCGCCAGGCACTGGACCGCATCATGATCGGTTTCAACGGCACCAGCGCTGCTGCGACCACTAACCGCGCCGCTAACCCACTGTTGCAAGACGTAAACATCGGATGGCTGCAAAAAATTCGCCTCAGCGCCGATGACCGCGTGCTCGATGCTGCCACCATCGGCCCCCGCAAGGTCATCAAGGTTGCGGGGGTCGACACCGTATTCGAGGGTGATTACGCCAACCTCGACGGCCTGGTGTTCGACGCCATCCAGATGCTCGACCCATGGCACCGCACCCGCCCGGATCTGCGCGTCATGGTTTCCCGCAACCTGATGCACAGCAAACTGCTGGCAGCCGTGGAAAAGGGGGCCGACTCCAACCAGGAAGAAAACGCCGCTCAAGAAATTGTCAGCCGCGCCCGTTTGGGTGGCCTGCCGGTCGTCGACGCCCCGTTCTTCCCGGATAACACCGTCCTGGTCACGACCCTCAGCAACCTCTCGATCTACTACCAAAACGGTGCCCGCCGTCGCCACTTGAAAGACGAGCCCGAGCTGGATCGTGTCGCCGACTACCAGTCCTCGAACGAAGCCTACGTGATCGAAGACTTTGGCTTGGTCGCGCTGGTGGAAGGCATCACCGCCGTCAACTACCCAGCACCGACCGAGGCCTAAGAGGCGCGCCATGCACCAGACACCAGCCCAACGCAACCAGCTGCGCAAACGCGCAGCCATTGAGTCCGCCGCAACTGCGCCGGCCACTTCAATGGAAGGCGCTACTGCCTACGAGCACCAGTTGGCCCAACTGGCCCAGCACCGCGCGCGCCTCAAGCAGGTGCAGTCCAACCAGGGCAAAGCTGAACTAAAGGCGCTGCTGATCCCTGAGTACGAGCCCTACGTGCAGGGTGTGTTGGACGCCGGCAATGGTGCTCAAGACGAAGTACTCACCACCATCATGCTCTGGTGCATTGATGCCGGCGGCTACCCCGGTGCGCTGCAAATCGCCGAATACGTGATCAAACACGGTCTGAAAATGCCGGACCGCTTCGAACGCACCACCGGCACATTGATCGCCGAGGAAATCGCCGAAGCCGCTCTCAAAGCGCAGAAGGCTGGCGAAGGCTTCCCGTTGTGGATTCTGGAGCAGGCCGCCCGCATCACCGCTGAACAGGACATGCCCGACCAAGCTCGCGCCAAACTGCACCTGGCGCTCGGCAAGGCCTTCGCAGCCATTCCTGATGATGCAGTTGCCGAAAACCTGGGAGCCCTGACAGAGGCCAAGCAGCACCTGGCCAAAGCCATCGACCTGCACAGCAACTGCGGCGGAAAAAAGGATCTGGAACGCGTCGAGCGTCTCCTCAAAAAACACGCTGCCCCCGGCAGCTAACCGAGCGTCCCCACGCACCCCGCCGGCTCGGGTCGGATCGGTCAGGCCGCTCCTCCTGAACGTGAAGCCCCGACCACCGGCGACCTATTTTCGAGTGCAGTCATGAGCGCATTTGTAGCCAGCGGCACCGTCGACAGCGGCCATATCAACACCGATCCATTCTGGCCGTCGATTGACCTGGACGGCTTGCGCGCCACCCTGCGCATCGACGGCAGCGTCACCCCGGCCCGTCTGGAAACCGCCGTTATCGCCGCCGCAATCAACCTGAACAACGAACTGAGCGAATGGCGAGTCGCCCAACAGGCCGCTGGCTACGCCACCCTGGCCGAGGTGCCGGGTGATCGCATCAAGGACGTGTCGGTAAAGGTCCACCTCTATCGCCGAGCGATCGAGGCAGGAACCGGCGCCGAAGTCTGCGAGCGTTACCGCGACTACAGCGCCACCAACACCGGCAGCGACAAAGCGGAAGCACTCACCCCGAACATCGACGACTACCGCCGCGACCTGCGCTGGTCGGTGCGCGACTTCCTCGGCCGCACCCGCACCACCGTGGAGCTGATCTGATGCCCGTCGCCGTCCGCGCCAATCAAAACGACACCGTCGACGCTCTCTGCTGGCGGCACTACGGCCGCACCGCTGGCGTCACCGAGGCCGTGCTTGAAGCCAACCCCGGCCTGGCCGACCACGGCCCCATCTTGCCGCAAGGCCTTGTCGTCAACATGCCCGAAGCCCAAACCAGCGCGCCCCAGCGGCAGATGGTGAACCTATGGGACTGACACCGCAGCACCAAGCCCTTGAACCCACCAACCCTGGACAACGGAATGAAGCGCATGCCTGAACGTCCCGACACCTGGGCCTGGCTCGCCGCCTGGCTCGAACAGAACTGGCCGACTCTTTACGCCGGAGTCCTCGCCTTGATCATCGCTGCCCTGCGGATCATGTACGGTGGCGGCACCCTCCGGCGCATGCTGATCGAGGCCCCGCTGTGCGGCACACTGGCCTTGGCCGCGAGCCACGGCCTGGCTCTGCTCGGCATCCCGACATCCACAGCGCCGTTCTTCGGCGGTGTAATCGGTCTGCTCGGCGTCGAAGGTACCCGCGCCGCCGCCAAGAGGTTTTTCAACCGTAAGGTGGAGCAGCTATGACCACTCTTCGCCACGGCGACCGCTCGCAAGCGGTGCTGATCCTGCAAAAGAACCTCAACCGGCACGGCGCCAACCTCGTGCCGGACGGTGATTACGGCGACACCACCGAAGATGCTGTCCGCGCCTATCAGGTCAAAGTCGGCCTGGTAGCCGATGGCATCGCTGGCACCAAGACCCAGACCAGCCTGGCCGGTGGCGACTGCGCCGCTCTGTTGCGCAACCACGATCTGGTGGTCGCTGCCGAACGCCTCGGCATACCGCTTGCGGCCATCTACGCGGTAAACGAAGTGGAATCCAAGGGCAAGGGCTTTCTCGACAACGGCAAGCCGGTGATCCTGTTCGAACGGCACATCATGTACCGCCAGCTCGCCACGGCCCGAAACGCAGGCGACGACACGGCAGAACTCAAGCGTCACGCCGACCAGCTCGCCACGGCCAACCCTGCCCTGGTCAACCCAAAGCCCGGCGGATACATCGGCGGTACCGCCGAACACCAGCGCCTGGCCATGGCCCGCTTGATCGACGACACCGCCGCGCTGGAGTCGGCTTCCTGGGGCGCATTTCAGATCATGGGCTTTCACTGGAAGCGCCTCGGCTATGCCAGCGTGCAGGCTTTCGTGGCGGCGATGAGTGCCGACGAATCACAGCAGTTCAACGCCTTCACTCGCTTTATAGAGACCGACCCAGCGCTACACAAGGCCCTGAAAGCCCGCAAATGGGCCGAATTCGCCAGGCTCTACAACGGGCCGGACTATCTACGGAATCTCTACGACACCAAGCTCCAGCGCGCCTACGAGCGGCACGCCGGCTGCGATTGCGGACAAGGGGTGGCGGCATGATCGACTTCGAAGCGTTGCAAAAACTACGGGTGCAGGACGGTGACCTGCTGGTGGTGCCGGAGTCGACCGAACAGGACGACATGCAGCTGTTGGCTGAGGCCATCCAGTTGATGAACGGCGCGAGGGCCGTGATAGTGCGTGGGCCCATCAAGCAGCTCGACTCCGCAGCGATGAACAAACTCGGCTGGTACCGCGCGTGAGTACCTTGCGCCAGGCCCTGTACGGCATGGCTCTGCTCGGCGCCCTGGCGCTGCTGATCTGGGGCCAGCAACAGCGCATCGACGTCGCCGAAAGCCAAGCCGAGCTGGCAAACGCTACGGCCAAGACCGCCCGCGAAGACGCCGACCGCAACCTGCGGACCGCTAACACCCTCACTGCCACCCTGAAACAGGAACGCGACGCACAGAGCACCCTGCGCGCCCAGCAGGATCAACTGCACCAGAGCCTGGCGAAACGCGAGCGAACAATAGAGGAGCTGAAACGTGAAAACGACGAACTACGCAACTGGGCTGCTCAGCCTTTGCCTGACGCTGCTCGCCGGCTGCGCGAGCGCCCCGCCCTCACCGGCACCGCAGCTTATCGTGACTGGCTGTCCGGCCGTGGTGCCGTGCCACCTGCCGGCGACCAGCCCCCTCAACAACGGTGACCTACTGACCGACGAAGACCGCGCCGAAGCCGCCTGGGCCGACTGCGCATCTCAGGTCGACATGGTCTATAAACACCAGCAGGCCACCCCATGAACAAGCCCGAAAACCTGCGTGCTCACCTTCTGGCCACAGTGGCCGAGTTCAAGCACAACCCCGACCGCCTGCTGATCTTCATCGACAACGGCAAGGTCCGTTGCACCGCCGCCAACACCCTGTCGTTTGAATACAGCTTTGATCTGCAGATCATCCTCACCGAGTTCGCCGGCCACCCCGACAGCGTGATCCTGCCGATCTTGGGTTGGTTGAGCGTCAACCAACCCGAGTTGCTGGAAAACCTCGACAAGGTTAAGCAGGGCATACAGTTCGAAGCCGATATCCTGGACAAGAACAAAGTGGACCTCAGCTTGACGTTGCCGCTGACAGAGCGGGTGATCGTCGGTAAGGACGACCAGGGCAACACCACCGTCAAGCACGCCGGAGAGCCCCAACGTGTCGCGGGTTACCTTGATCCGAATTGGGTACCTGGCGCCCAGGGCAATTCCAGTGAATGGGTCGTGCCCAAATGAACGGCAGCCTGGAAGCACTTGAGGACTGGGTAGGCCCGCTGCTCAAGAAGCTGGAGCCGGCAGAGCGCGGAAAACTTGCCCGCAGCCTGGCCCAGCAGCTTCGGCGCAATCAGCAACAACGTGTGAAAGCCCAAGCGAACCCGGATGGCAGCAAGTACACCCCCAGGAAGAAGCGTGACTTACGCGGGAAGAAGGGACGAATCCGTCGCAAGCTGGAGATGTTCCAAAAACTGCGCAAGGTGACATTCTTGAAGGCCAAAGGTGATGGCAGCGCCATCAGCGTTGGATTCACCGGTCGGGTAGCACGGATTGCCAGGGTCCACCAGTACGGCTTGAGGGATCGTGCGGAGCGAAATGCGCCGCAGGTCCAATACGATCAGCGGGAGGTTCTGGGCTTTACCGACGCTGACCTGGACTTGATCCGCGATGGCCTGCTAGCACACCTGACACTGTAATCATCCGCCCTACAAGGCAATGAAGCTGCACCTGCACGCGCGTGGCGCCAACATCGGCGCCATGAACGACTTAGCCGCCCTCTCCCGCATGCTCGAAAACCTCATCCGCTTCGGCGTCATCGCCGCCGTGCAGATGAGGCCACCGCGCGTGAAGGTAAAAACAGGTGAATTGACCACTGCTTGGCTGCCCTGGCTGGCCCTGCGCGCCGGGGCTGACCGTGAGTGGGACCCACCCACCGTGGACGAACAGGTGATCCTGTTTAGCCCATCCGGCCAGCTCGCCAATGGCGTTGTCATCACCGGACTGCCCAGCGACAAGATCCAGGCCAACGGCGACCGCGCCGGCCTACACCGCCGCACCTACTCCGATGGCACCGTGATCGAGTACGACAGCGTCGCTCACCACCTCAACGCCACCCTGGTCGACAGCGGCACCACCAACCTGATCAGCAAGGGCGGCATAAACATCGTCGGCCCGATCACACACCTGGGTGACTACACCCAAACCGGCAACCAGAGCGTCACTGGCAAGGTCATCGTCTCGATTGATGTGGTCGCGGCAGGGGTCAGCGTGGTCGAACACCCACATGGCGGCGTTAAACAGGGCGTCGATCAGTCCGGGAGGCCTATCCCATCATGAACCGACAAACCGGCGGTGCCATCGGAGAGCGCGAGCACATCAGTCAGTCGATCACCGACATTCTCACCACCCGCATTGGCACCCGCGTCATGCGCCGCGAGTACGGCAGCTTGTTGCCCGAGTTGGTGGACCAGCCCTTCAACGACGTCACCCGCCTGCGCGTTTACGCGGCGACCGTTATGGCGTTGATGCGCTGGGAAACCCGTATCAGCTTGAGTCGAGTGCAGTTCGCTGGAGCGAATATGCAGGGCCAGGCCTCGATCGACCTGGAGGGCACTGTGGTGGACACCAATGAACCGCTGAGCCTCAGCGTTCCGCTGCAGCTGGGAGGCAGTGTATGAACAGTTTCGCAGCCATCGACCTTAGCCAGCTCCCGGCCCCGCAGATCATCGAGCAGATCGACTTTGAACAGATCCTTGCCGAGCGCAAGGCTTACGCTATAAGCCTGTGGCCGATCAACGAACAAGCTGAAATCGCAGCTCGCCTCGAAATGGAATCGGAGCCGCTGAACAAGCTGCTGCAAGAGAATGCCTATCGCGAAACCATCTGGCGCCAGCGGGTCAATGAAGCCTCCCTGGCTAACCTGCTCGCCACCGCTCGAGGGACCGACCTGGAACAACTGGCGGCCAACTACAATGTGAAAAAGTTGGTCATCCAGGAAGGCAGCGCATTAGCGGTACCGCCTGTGCCAAGGCTCATGGAGAGCGACGACAGCCTACGCGAACGGGCGCAGATGGCCTGGGAAGGACTGAGCACCGCCGGTCCGCGCAACAGCTACATCTTCCACGCCCGAGCAGCTGATGGCCGGGTCGCCGACGCCACCGCTGAAAGCCCTTCACCTGCCGTTGCTGTGGTCACCGTGCAATCGCTGCTCGGCGATGGCACCGCCTCGGCTGACTTGCTCGCCCTGGTCAAGACCTACCTCAGCGACGAAGACCGCCGGCCGGTGGCGGACCGCTTGCTTGTCCAGGGTGCGCAGATTCTCAACTACCAAGTCAAAGCCCAGCTCTTCTTGCTCTCCAGCGGGCCAGAGTCGGAACCGATCCTTGCAGCCGCCGAGCAGCGTTTATTGGCCTATGTCCACCAACGGCGTCGTTTGGGCATGGAAGTTTCAGAGTCAGCCCTGCATGCGGCGTTGCATGTCGAGGGCGTGCGCAAGGTCGAGCTGGAAGGCTGGGTCGATATCGTCGCGACCAAAGCCCAGGCGCCGTTCTGCACCAAAGTCACTGTCACCCGAGGTGTCGAATAATGGCCGCCCAGCAGCTGCTACCGGGGAACTCCACGCTGCTGGAACGCCAAGCGGCACAAGCGCTCGCGCAAATTCAGCGCGTGCCCATTCCCCTGCGACAGCTCTGCAACCCAGACACCTGCCCACTTGAAATATTGCCGTACCTGGCCTGGGCCTTTTCGGTGGACCGCTGGGACAGCAAATGGACCGAAGCCGCGAAACGATCTGCCATCCGGTCATCGCACTTCATCCATTCGCGCAAGGGAACCATCGGCGCCCTGCGGCGAGTGGTCGAGCCTTTGGGCTACCTGATCGAAGTTCTTGAATGGTGGCAAACCAATCCTCTGGGTGTGCCAGGCACCTTTGCCATCAAGGTCGGCGTGCTGGAAACCGGCATCACCGAAGAGATGTATCAGGAACTGACCTGGCTGATCGATGACGCCAGGCCCGTCACCCGTCACCTCACGGGCCTGGCTATCAGCCTTGAAACCACGGGCATGCTCAACATCTTCGCCAGCGTTTATGAAGGCGATGAAATCGACGTTTATCCGCCGGTCATGCGTGACATTGAGGTCACCGGTTCCTTTGGCGTGGTCGGGCGTGAACACTCCATAGACACCCTGGACGTTTATTATGATTGATGTGAATTCACAGTTTTTCGCCATCCTCACAACAGTAGGGAGAGCCAAGCAGGCAAACGCCGACGCGCTCGGTATCCCCTGGAAAATCACTGAAATGGGCGTGGGTGATGCAAATGACACTGACCCCATTCCAAACGAGGCGCAAACCCGCCTGATCAATGAATGGCGCCGACGCCCACTCAATCAGCTCCGGGTTGACCCAGCTAACTCTGCAGTGATCATCGCAGAGCAGATTATCCCGGCCGACGAGGGCGGGCGCTGGATTCGCGAGATCGGTCTGTATGACGCGGACGGCGATCTGGTTGCGGTGGCCAACTGCGCACCGAGCTTCAAGCCGTTGCTGTCGCAGGGCTCCGGCCGCACGCAAGTGGTGCGGATGAATTTCATTGTGTCCAGCTCCGGCAACATCACGCTCAAGATCGACCCGGCGGTGGTGTTGGCGACTCGCGAGTATGTCGATCAGCGGATTCTGGAGGAACTTTACAAGCTCGACAGCAAGCAGTCGGTACGGGCGGCGACCACGGGTAACATCGCGTTGGCCGGGCTTCAGACGGTCGACGGGGTGGCCCTGGTAGCCGGTGACCGCGTGCTGGTGAAAAACCAGGCCGTGGCCAAGGATAATGGTATTTACCTGGCGGCAGCGGCGGTCTGGACCCGGTCGGCGGATGCAGACACCAATGCCGAGGTGACCTCGGCGCTGCTGACGTCGGTCGAGCAGGGCGCGACCCTGGCCGACACCCGTTGGCAGTTGGTCACGGATGGGGTGATTGTCCTGGGTACCACGGCGCTGACGTTCCAGAACGTGACCCAAGGTTTTGCACCGATTAACTCGCCGGCCTTTCTTGGTGCGCCAACCTGTCCTACGCCACCGCAGTTCGACACCAGTAAGCTGCTGGTCAATGCCGAGCATGTACAGCGGGCATTAGGGAGCTACTCGGGGCAAACCAACTACCCCGGCGATACCGTTTTAACCAAGGCCGATGTGGGCCGATTTTTAAACTTCACGCAAACTTCTTTGGTTACCCTGCCCGCCGCCGCAAGTTGCGTACCGGGAGCGTTGGTAACTATTTGTTGCTCTGTAGGACAGTCGGTGACTGTCCGCGCTGGAGGGAACGATTCACTATTCAGTTTATCCGCCACTCCTGGGCCTTTTTCCCTGCCTGCCGGGACTACTGGCAGGTTCCGGTGCTTGTTGTCTGGGGTAGGCTGGAGCTTTGAGGGTGGTGACGCCTCCCTCAAATACTCGCCATTGTTTGCTGCATTAATGGCGAATAATGGATATGAGAAACGACCATCGGGATTGATTGATCAATGGGGCACCATCCCGACAATTCCGGCTAACGGCTCGGTACTGATCTCCTTCCCGATTGCATTTCCTAGCGGGGCATTAGGGGTTTTGGCAGCGGGGGGGGCGGTTGGTCCAGGTTCGCCGGGCATTAACTCTGAGATTATATCGAGCGCCCAGGTGCGCTTTTGGAATCAGTCGACCACTGTACCTACCCTTCAGGGTAGTTATCGGGCTATTGGCCTTTAAATTTTAAGAGGTGGGTTCTCATGTTTGCTTCAAAATCCACTTGTGGTTATTACGATCCGACGATTCACGAAACTATGCCGGATGATGTGGTAGAAATCACTGTTGAAACACATGCAGTGCTGCTAGCGGGGCAGGGGGAAGGCAAGGTGATTGCCTGGGACGATGCAGGTTATCCGTTTTTGACTGACCCGCCGCCACCGTCGCTGGAGGAATCTGCCGCGACGGAACGCGCTTGGCGTGACGCTAAGCTGGCCGCGACGGATGGTGTCGTGACCCGTCACCGCGACGAGCTGGATGAAGGTTCGCCACCCACGCTAACCCTGGAGCAATACGCCGAGTTACAAGCCTACCGGCGCGCACTGCGCAACTGGCCAGAAGCTGGCGAGTTCCCCCTGAGTGAGCACCGGCCCCCAGCGCCGGCTTGGCTAGCCGGGGAGTCTCAGTGAATCCAGCCAGGTGGCACTCACCACTTGGCCCTGTAAACACCTATCCTACAAGTCCCGCCGCTCGCCCAACCGGCGCGCGCGCGGCAGCCTGTGTACTGTCATTCCATTACAGCGCAGGCATAACCCATGGCCGATTATCTCCACGGCGTGCGGGTCATCGAACTCAACGACGGCACCCGCCCCATTCGCACTATCCCCACCGCAGTTATCGGCATGGTTTGCACGGCTGAAGATGCGGACCCGCTCGTTTTTCCCCTGGACACACCCGTCCTGATCACCAACGTGCAAACCGCCGTCGGCAAGGCCGGCGTCAAGGGCACCCTGGCAGCCAGCCTGCAAGGTATCGCCGACCAGACCAAGCCCTACGTCATCGTGGTACGGGTCAAGGAAGGCGCAGACGAAGCGGCTACCACTACCGCGCTGATCGGCACCACCAATGCCGATGGCAAATACACCGGCATGAAAGCCCTGCTCGCCGCCAAGGCCCGCCTGGGCATGACGCCGCGCATTCTCGGCGTGCCTGGCCTGGACAGTTTGCCGGTGGCCACCGCTCTCGGCGCCATCGCCAAAGACCTACGCGCCTTTGCCTACGTCAGCGCCTGGAACTGCAAAACCAAGGAAGAGGTGGTGGCGTACCGCGAGAACTTCGGCGCCCGTGAAATGATGGTGATCTGGCCAGACTTCCTGAGCTGGGACACCGTCGCCAACAAGACTGCCAGCGCTTCGGCAGTGGCACGCGCCCTCGGCCTGCGCGCGAAGATCGATCAGGAGACGGGCTGGCATAAAACTCTGTCCAACGTCGCAGTCAGCGGCGTCACCGGCATCAGCGCCGACGTGTTCTGGGATCTGCAAAACCCGGCAACCGACGCCAACTACCTCAACAGCAACGACGTCACCACCCTGATCAACGCCAACGGCTTTCGCTTTTGGGGCAGCCGTACCTGTAGCGACGATCCGCAGTTCGCGTTCGAGAACTACACCCGCACCGCGCAGATCCTCGCTGACACCATGGCCGAGGCTCACATGTGGGCAGTTGACCGCCCCATGCACGCCTCACTCGTGCGCGACCTGGTCGAAGGCGTGAACGCCAAGATGCGCGAGCTGAAATCCCAGGGCTACCTGATCGGCGGCAGCTGCTGGTACCCGGAAGACATCAACGACAAGGACACCCTCAAGGCCGGCAAGCTCTGGGTGGATTACGACTACACCCCCGTGCCGCCCCTGGAGGACCTCACCTTCCGCCAGCGAATCACCGACCGCTACCTGATCGACTTCGCCAAAGGCATCAACAGCTAAACCGGGCCTCCCCGCAAGGGGAGTTCACCCTGAACCCGAATCCCGGAGAACACCACCATGGCCCTGCCTCGCAAACTCAAGAACCTCAACATGTTCAACGACGGTAATAACTACCTGGGCGTGGTGAAGTCCGTCACTCTGCCGCCGCTCGGCCGCAAGATGGAAGCCTATCGCGGCGGCGGCATGAACGGCCCGGTCAAAGTAGACCTGGGCATGTCCGACGACGGCATCCAGTTCGAATGGAAGACCGGCGGCCTCGATCTGATCTCCCTGAAACAGTTCGGCGCGGTAAATGCCTCCGCCGTCGCGTTGCGTTTCTCTGGCCCTTTTCAGCAGGACGACACCGACGAAGTCAGCACCGTGGAAGTCGTCGTGCGCGGACGTCACGAGACCATCGAAATGGGCGAAGCCAAGGCTGGCGAAGACACGGAACACACCATCAAGACCACCTGCAGCTATTACAAGCTGACGGTCGACGGCACCGAGATCATTGAAATTGATCTGCTCAACTTCATCGAGAAGGTCAATGGCGTCGACATGCTCGCAAAACAGCGCTCCGCCCTGGGCATCTGATCCCAGAACACAAACACCAAAACCTCAACAGGAGTTTTACCGATGACCACCAAAGCAACCACAGAACAGCCTGACATTCAGCCACTGGCCGACGACAACACTGTAATCCTCGACACCCCAATCCGTCGTGGCATCACCGCCATCGACACCATTACCCTACGCAAACCTTCCTCGGGTGAGCTGCGCGGTGTGAGCCTCTCCGACCTGCTGGATCTCGATGTCGCCAGCCTGATCAAGGTCATCCCACGTATCAGCAATCCGGGTATCACCGCAGTTGAAGCGGCTGGCCTCGATCCGGCGGACCTGGTCGCGATTGGTAGCAAGGTCATTGGTTTTTTGTTGCAGAAGTCGGTGAAAACGGATGCATCCCTCGTTGCGTAGAGGACGCCATGGCCGACCTGGCCGTGGTTTTTCACTGGGCACCGGCTGAAATGGATCGGCTGGGCCTGCAGGAATTGATGGACTGGCGCGAACGGGCGCGAATTCGGAGCTGTGTCGATGGCGAATGATTTAAGACTGCGCGTGTTGCTTGACGCGATCGACAAAGCCACTGGCCCGTTGAAGAAAATCACTGGGGCCAGCGCTGAAACTGCCCGAGTACTAAAGGCCGCCCGTGACCGCCTAAAAGAACTCAACATCCAGCAGAAAGACGTGAGCGCCTGGCGCTCCCAGAAGACCGCTGCAGACCAAACCAAGCAGTCCCTCGATGCAGCCCGTGAGCGGGTTAAAGCCCTCAGCCAACAATTCGCCGCGACCGGTGTGCCGACCAAGGCAATGACCAGGGACGTCCGTGCGGCGGTGCGCGAAGCACAGCGCCTGAAACAAGAACACCTACTGCAAAGCGTGCAGCTTCAGCAACTGCGCTCCAAGCTCTCCGACGCCGGCATCAGCACCAAGAATCTCAGCGCTCACGAACGCCAGCTACGCGAGCAGATCAGTTCCACCAACAACAGTATCAGCGAGCAAGGTCGGCGCCTGCGAGCCCTGAATGCCACCCAGGAACGAATGGCAAAAGCCCGAGGGCGCCTCGACGGCACTTACAGTGAACGCAAGCAGTTCGCTGGGAATGCTGCCACGGCCGGCGCCGCTGGTATGGGAACTGGCTACGCCATCGGCCGTGGTTTGTACGCCCCATTGCAGGAAGGCAAACAGTTCGCGCTTGAAGAGAACCGCCTCGCCGCTCTGGGCCTCGGGAAGGAAGACACCGGCAAAGCGATCGATTTTGCTAAGCGCATGAAGACCTACGGCACCAGCGTCACGGAAAACCTGACGTTGGTGCGGGATGCAATGACAGTGTTCGCCGACGAGCATGAAGCCGAAATGGTTGCACCCACCCTGGCAAAAATGAAGTTCGCCAACCACGCCATGTACGGCGAGGAAGAAGGCTCCGAGAACGAACGCAAGTTCATGGACATGCTCAAGGTGATCGAGCTGCGCGGTGGCCTGGCAAGCAAGGAGGCGTTCATCAACCAAGCCGACATTGTGCAGCGCATCCTCACCGCCACGGGTGGGCGAGTCGGGCCAAATGAATGGCTGAACGTGATCAAGACCGGTGGCGTTGCGGCCAAAGGCATCAAGGACGAGGCGTTCTATTACCAGATGGAACCGCTGGTACAGGAAATGGGTGGTCACCGCGTTGGTACAGCAATGATGAGCGCCTACTCCAACATCTACCAGGGCAAAACTACCAAGCGCGCGGCCAATAACCTGGAGAAGCTGGGGCTCGTCGACCCGACCAAAGTGAAGCACGACAAAGCTGGCCAACTATCCTTTCTCGACGTCGGTGCGATCAAGGGCAGCGATCTGTTCCGGGAAAACCAGTTTGAATGGATGGAGAAGATCCTTCTGCCCCAACTCGCGGCCAAAGGCATCACAGAAAAAAAGGACGTGCTGGATAGCATAGGCAGCATCTTCTCCAACCGCACCGCATCCAACCTGTTCGCGCAGATGTACCTGCAGCGTGAACAGATCCATAAAAACGCCAAGCTGAACGCCGGAGCCGATGGGATTGATCAGCTCTACGACAAGGGCATGAACACCGCCCAAGGCGCCGAGCTGGAGCTGCTCGCTCAGAAAGCCAACGCTTACCGGGAGATGAGCGAGGCGATTCTGCCCACCTACGTCGAAGCGCTGAAAAGCATCACCGAAGCGATCAAGGGTGTAACCGCCTGGATGAAGGAGAACCCAGCTGCTGCCGCCATCATGATGAAAACCTTGATGGTGGTCGGTGTGCTGGCCGGTGTGTTTGGCGCGCTCGCCTTGACCCTGGCGAGCTTGATCGGCCCATTCGCAGTGGTTAGCTACGGCATGGGCTTATTCGGTCTCAAGAGCGCCGGAGTTGTCGCAGTCGCCCAGCGACTATTCCCGACGTTGGTTGGTCTCGCCAGAAACGCCTTTCCTATGCTGATGCAGGGCATTCGCTTGCTGGCCGTGAGCATGGGCGGTGCATTGCTGACCGCAATTCGGACGGTGGGCATGGCCCTATGGGGCCTGGCGGCGAACCCGATTGTTCTGATCATCGCTGCCGTGGTCGCCGCGATTGCCGGCGGCGCTTACCTGATCTACCGAAACTGGGACGCGGTGAAGCTGTATTTCAGTAATGCCTGGACGGAGATCAAAGCCGGATTCGACGGAGGCATCGGCGGCATCATCACCACGCTAGTGAACTTCAGCCCGCTCGGGCTGGTGTACCAAGCGTTTGCCGGCGTGCTGAGTTACCTAGGCATTGAACTGCCCTCACGCTTTACCGAATTCGGCGGAATGATCGTCAACGGGCTGGTAAATGGTTTGATGTCCGGGATGGGCCTGGTGAAGGACACCATCGTATCAATCAGCGATTCGACCATTGGATGGTTCAAGGAAAAACTCGGCATTCACAGCCCGTCGCGGGTGTTTGCAGAGCTGGGTGGGTTCACCATGGCTGGCTTGACTCAAGGTCTGGAAGCCGGAGAGAAAGGTCCGCTTGGCGCGATCAACGACCTCAGCAAGCAAATCACTCAAGCGGGGCAACTGTCCCTGCCCGTACCTGCTTTCCCGGCCCCTCTGATCGCCACTACAAGTTCCGATAGTCAATCGTCTCCAGACGTGCGCCTCAGCGACGCCAGAGAGTTTGCACTTGGACCTACTACGGTGAAAAAGCAGGTGATCGAAAAGACGCCAGCGGCGCCGGGGGAAAACCCTCTCACAGCCTTGATCAACTTCGGCAAGCAGTTCATCACCGCCGGCACATTGGCACTGGGAACAGTTACGACGCCTGCAATCGCGATCGATGAACGCACACCCATTAAATCAATGCCGGCGCCCAGCTATGACAGCCATGACCACTATGAAATCAACATCCACCCAGCGCCTGGAGACGACGCACAAGCGATTGCCAGGGCCCTGCGTGCCGAGCTGGCCCGCATCGCCAGCGAGAAAAGTGCCCGCACGCGTAGCAGACTGTCTGATCTGGAGTAACGCCTGATGATGCTCGCCCTTGGCATGTTCGTTTTCAGTCTCTCGACCGCTGCCTACCAGGAGCTGCAGCGCCAAACCAACTGGCGCCACGCAAGCAACAGCCGACTCGGTGCCGTGCCCGCGCGGCAGTTCCTCGGGCGTGGCGACGACACCATCACACTGCCTGGCATCATCCTCCCTGAACTGGCGGGCACAACTCTCAGCTTGGACACCATTCGGTTGATGGCCAACACCGGTAAGGCTTGGCCCATGGTCGAAGGTAGTGGCCGTATCTACGGCCTGTGGGTGATCGAAAGCCTAAGCGAAACCAAGACTCTTTTCTTTCGCGATGGGACGCCTCGACGCATTGAGTTCAGCCTTTCCCTCACACGTATCGACGATGACCGGATCGACCTGCTCGGCGCAGCCACAGCGGTCGGCGTGAACATCCTGCGCGGGTTGCTATGATCGAAGCCGCCCTTTCCCGTGTGACCGGGTTTCTGAAGGACACGGTCGATCGCTACAAGCGCGACGCGGCGTATCCAGTGCCGGCATTCCGCCTGACCGTCGACGGCAATGACATCGCCCAGATCATCAGCCCACGGCTGATGAGCCTGGAGCTGACCGACAACCGCGGTATCGAAGCCGACCAACTCAGCATCAACCTCAGCGATCACGACGGTTTGCTGTCGATTCCACCTAAAGGTGCGGTGGTGCGGTTATGGCTTGGCTGGAGCGATACCGGCCTGGTCGACAAAGGCACTTACACCGTCGACGAAACCGAACACAGTGGCGCCCCGGACGTGCTGAGTATTCGTGCCCGGTCGGCGGATTTGCGCAAGGGGCTCAAAACCAAGCGAGAGCGCAGCTGGAGCAATACCACCCTCGGCGAAGTTCTGAGCGATATCGCCATCGGCAACGGTCTCACCGCCACCATTGCCGGCGCCCTCGGCGGCCTGACCATCCTGCAGCTCGACCAGGCCAACGAGTCCGACGCCAACCTGATCAGTCGCTTGGGGGAGGAATTCGACGCCGTTGCCAGCGTAAAGGCCGGGTGCCTGCTGTGCATGCCTGCCGGTGGCGGCAAGTCCGCCAGTGGCCTGAACCTACCCCACATCATCCTCACCCGCGCCGACGGCGACCAACACCGCTACCTGTTGGCCGACCGTGACAGCTACGACGGTGTACGCGCCTACTTCTACGATGTGAACAGCGCCAAGAAACAGGAAGCCATTGCCGGTGGCGGCGAAAACCTCAAAGACCTGCGCCACACCTACAGCGACAAGCAGTCAGCCCTTCGCGCAGCACGGGCAGAATTCAACCGTCTGCGCCGTGGCAGCGCCACCCTCAGCTACACCCTGGCAATGGGCCGCCCCGACCTGATCCCGGAGCTGACCTATACGCTGCAAGGCGTGAAGGCAGAAATCGACGAAATCATCTGGTACGGCGGAAACGTGCAACACAACCTCAGCCCGGATAGCGGCTACACAATGAGCCTGGAGCTGGAAAGCAAGCTGCCGGAAGACACGATTGATGGTCTGGCCGAAGAGAACAAACTGAATTACACCGGGATCATCGCCTACTACCGCGATGAAAAAACCGGGAAAGAAAAAACCATGACAGCCGGTGACCAGGCCAAACCTCGGCGGCTTTTGTGGCTGTATGCCAACAAAAATACGGCCAAGCGGGCGGTAGATCGGGAGTGGAAGCGATTGCAGGCGGCGAAGGCCGAAGTGGGAGGCCCTGCTAGCAGCGGGGCCAAGGTGTAGGAAGGTTACTCGGCAAACACGGTAATGGTTGTGCCACCACCGTCACGGGTAAAGGCTTGGCATTCAATGGCCAGGCCTTTTTGTTCGACAGTGGCAATCTCACTTTCGTCTTTCAGTGCTTGTTGGCGGCATTGCTTGGACGCTTTCACGACGTCAGCGGCAGAGCTATTTGATACCAGGCTGCCGGTGCGGCCGACCAAGTCATAGAACGCCTTATCTGGGGCGGGGCCATCCCAAGTGACAGCAATGTTGGGGGTGCCTATGGCGCAGCTGAGAGACAGCGCGATGTTCGGGCCGTCACGGTACTCGGTGGTTTGTTTGCCGTCGGTTTGTTTGACCTGGGACAGATGGCGTTCTTGCTGGAGGGCAACAAGTACATCGTTGCAGGGTTCCGCAAGCGCGGTTGTGGAAATCGAAAGCAGCATCAGGCTGGCGCCTAATCCCATCAATGCATCAGTGTTCACAGCAGTCCCTCTGTTGATCATTCCTTGACGCTTCCGCATCTGGTAGGTGTTGCCAAGGCACATAGGCTATTAGCGGGTTTCTGTTTCGGCAATACCTACAAGCGATTTCATATCCGCCCCGTAGATCAACTCCCTACGATAGCTGCCTTGTAAATCCGTCGGATGGTAAATGGGCTAAAATCCGAGCGCCGAGGAAACCATCATCAAGGAAAAGAAATGACAGACCTGATTTCCACCGTCTCAACTGCTTTGGGCCTTGCTTCACGCCTGAAAGACATCAGCAAAAACATTGAGAACGCAGAGTTCAAAAACGTCCTTGCGGATTTGAGCTTGGAACTAGCAGAGGTAAAACTAAAACTTGCCGACCTGCTTTCAGAAAATGTGCAACTCAAAGAAAAAATCAGCGCGCTAACAAGTGCTACCGGCACCCCATGCCCAAGCTGCAATAATCGAACTTACAAACTCATCTCGTCTAAGCCAGATCCAACATTTGGCGACCTGGGCGCCAACTCGCGTTTTCATGAGTGCAGCGTATGCGGATTCTCCGAAACAACTATAGTTTGATCTAAAAGCCCGGCGAACCGGGCTTCTCCTCCTACTGAGCGTTCAAGAGAGCATCAATAAACCGTAGCATGTCGTTCCGGTGTTCTTCGCTCAACTGCCGGAACACCTTCACCAGGTTCCGCTCAGCGGGCGTCAATCGCTGGTCGTCCCCGCATGCGGTTTGATTGGTCTCTACATCGCTGTTCACCAACATGTTCTACTCCCTTTGCAACACGTAACGGGTGCCCGGCACTATCAGCAGTGCCGTCACAAACACCCGGCGAACAAGCAATTCTCAGCATGTTTTAGTGTGCCACCACCCCCTCCAAGCCATAAAAAGCGATGAACGCTGTAGGCAGAGAAGTCAGTCGGTGTAGTCCATAGGAAGCATGGCCGAGTGATTGCCACCGGCCTAAAGCGAAAAAATTAAACGGCTGTGGGGATTGCTAGAGCGCTGGTCAGCCGTAGGACCGATGCTTTATCACCCTCAGAGAGAGAGCGGTAGTTTTCAAGAATTCTGGATTCGACACTATCAAGCCCATCTTTTGACAACGCAGCCTTCACGCCTGTCAGAACGTACTGAACATCTACACCCGCCCCCTCAAGAGCTGACAAGTAGCGCAAATCCGGCGAATTGGTGCCCTGTTCGTAGGCCTTCTGTGTCCCTCTGCTTACGCTTCCCAGCGCCCCGAAATCGGTCTGATTCAGGGCCAAACGGTCGCGCTCTTCTTTCAGGCGATCGCCTACCCCATCAGAAATGTACATTTTTTTGATCAACCCTTATTGACTTGAACATTTTTCTATTCAAGAATGACCCCAGACCAACACGAACGAACACATATGAACACTATGCCCGCCCCTCTTACACCCGAGCAAGCCCGCGCGGCTCTTGACCGCAAGGGCGTCAGCATTGCCGAGTTCTGCCGTACCTATGAGTTGAACAGAAATTTGGTCAGCGACCTGCTCAACGGCCGCAAGAAAGGTCGTCGTGGAGAAGCGCACCGGGCTGCTGTGTTGCTCGGGATCAAAGACGGCGTGATTACAAACTAGGGCCTCTGGCTCCAAGGGGAAACCAGAAGATGAAACGCCGAGTTCTAGACAGCAGAAAGAACGTCGTCATGGCCGTTATCGGCGCCTACCCGGGTGGCCGCGCCTACGCAGCAGCAAACCTCGGAATGCCAATTAAAAAATTCGACAACCAAGCCTACGAAAGCGCAGGGAGTCGCCCACTGACCGACGAACACATTCACCGTCTGGAGCAGGTCTCCGGCACCACATTCCTGGCGGACTACATCGCCTCAATGTACGGCGGCATGTTCGTACCGCTGAGCCTCCCAGAGAACTTGGACAACGTGGAGTTGTACAGCCGCTCGCTCAAGGCCTCGGCCAAGAGGGGCAAAGTCGATCAAATTATGTCCGCGGCCCTAGACGACGGGGTTATCGAAAAACGTGAAGCTGACGCGATCATCTGCGCTCTGCTTACGTACATGTCGGCTCGCTACGCAGAGGTGTTCTCGACCATCCAGCTTTACAGCCAGGGAGCTGTCTTGTGAGTACTTACAAACTTGTCTGCCCCCATTGCCACGGCCGCATGCGTATCCGTACCAGCGAAGGCCAGCACATTTTTTTGCGCATCGCCTACATGCAATGCACCAACGAAGCATGCGGCTGGTCGGGGCGTTCTGAATTTCAAATGACACACGAACTCAGCCCCAGCGGCATGCCCAACCCAGCTGTAAAGCTGCCGATTGCGGACGTGGTCATTCGTCGCCAGGCAATGAAAACAGCCAACGATCAACCCGATCTGTTGGACCAGTTGGAAATGGAGCGTGCGTGATGAACCTTGATCAACAGACTCATGACTACCGCAGCAGCATGCAACACGCTGCTTTCGCTTACCTGCAACGCCATGAGGCAGAACACCTGGTGGATTCCGATCTGCTGTTCGATCGCTGTATTCGTCACCTGACCCTTGCATTGGAAGTGCCCGTATTCATGGCACCAAAACTTGTCCACAACGCCTGGACTGAATTGCAGGTGATCAAGAAGCGCCGTTGGATTGGCATCGACTGGGCCAGTGGGGCTGACAGCACCCGCGTCCACCTGGTGGACGTTCTTGCGGATCAACGCTTCCCGGTTCCAGCTCGCTTTCTGCCACAGAAACTGCTCGACCAGCGCAGCACCGTACACAAGCCACACCCTCAGTAACGCTCCCTTTTAAACCCCGCCCTGCCCCATCCCCAATGGGTTTGGGTGAGCTTTGCCCGCAATCCGAGGTGGACCATGGAAATCGACATCGCCATCACCGCAAAACTGCCCCGCGACCAGGCCGAGGCACTGCTCCAGGACCTGCGCGCGCAGTACGCGTTGCTGTTCAACGAGCATTGGTATGACGACCGTTTTCGCATGATCCCCGAGGGTTTGCGGCACGGCTCGTTGCTGGTGGCCTTCCCCGCATTGGCCGCGCGAAAAAGCCTGATTGGCGCCCTTAAACACAGTCTCGACGAAGCGAAGTAAGCCACGATGGAAATGAAAGAAAGGCTGCGCGCCGACGTCATTCAACGCATTGAGCGGGATTACCAGCTCAAGCACATGCGCGGCACCGACTATATGCGTAAGGGTGTTTGCCCTGCCTGCGGCCAGAAGACCCTCTACACCTTCTACAACTCGCCCTGGACGTTGATCTGCGGACGGCCGGAAAAGTGCGACCACCGCGTCCACGTTAAGGACGTTTACGACGACCTGTTCAACGACTGGAGCAAGACCGCCCCGTCGACACCGGACAATCCCCTCGCCACGGCCCGCGCCTACCTTGAGTTTGCGCGGGGCTTCAAATTTGAGCTGATCGCCGGTTGGTTCACCCAGGACAACTACTGGGATGGCCGGCAGAACATCGGCAGTGCCACGGTGCGTTTTGCCCTGGAGAAAGGTGGGTACTGGGAACGCCTGATCGATCGGCCAGAACGCTTCGGCAAGATGAAAGCCCGCTTCCGCCCTACCGGCGAAGGCTTGACCGGTTACAAGGGCGTCTGGTGGTGCCCGCCGAGCGTGGACCTGCTGGAAGTCGACGAACTCTGGATAACAGAGGGCATCTTCGACGCTATCGCGCTGCTGCATAACGACGTGTCGGCCGTGTCGATGATGTCTAGTGCCCCCTGCCCGACTGACTCGCTCAAGGCCCTGGCCAAACTGCGCCACGACGCCGACAAGCGCTTGCCCGTGTTGGTGTGGGCACTCGATAACGAGCCCGTCGCCAAGGCCAACATGCGCCGCTGGGCGAAGGAGGCACGCGACCTGGGCTTCACCTGCAAGGCCGCTGTGATCCCGCAGCCAACTGGCAAAAAGGTTGATTGGAACGACCTGCACCTGCGCTGGAAACCGATCGAGGGTGACGCCAACCGCGCCGAGCGCATCGAGCAGGATCTCGACGAGGCCCGCCATCACGGCGACTTGCTGCTCGCTGATTCGGCAGAGGAAAAGGGCTTCCTGATCTACCTGCGCGACGAGCGCAAGGAATTCAACTTCACGTTCCGCAAGCGCCTGTACTGGTTTCGGCTGGACCTTGATAAGTACGACCGCGCCATGAGCGATCTGGAGAACTCAAAACGGCACGATGACCAACTGCTTAACGACGACGAGCGTCGTTACAAAGCGTTGCGCCAGGCCGGCTCAGTGACCTGCATCGCCAACTGCAATTTCCAGGCGCTGTACTACATGCGCAACGACCTGACCGACGAGGCCTGGTACTACTTCCGGATCGAGCGCCCGCAGGGGCCTGCCATCAAAAGCACGTTCACGGCCAAGCAGCTGACGTCGGCGCCTGAGTTCGCTAACCGCCTGCTCAACGTCTCCAACGGCGCGATGTTTGAGGGCAGCGCCCAGCAACTGAAACGGATCTTGGCGCCCCAGCTGGACTGCCTGAAAGCCGTCAACACCATCGAATGGATCGGTTACAGCCGCGATCACGGGGCTTATGTCTTCAACGACCTGGCCTTTTTCGGCGGCGCGGCCCAGGTACGCAACAAGGAAGACTTCTTTGACCTGGGCAAGCTGAGCATCAAGTCGCAGAGCCAGTCGCCGGTACTGCACATCAACACCGACCTCAATGCCTACAACGAAGGTTGGTTCGACATCTACTGGCGCTGCTTTGGCGTCCAAGGCCTGGTGGTGTTGGCCTGGTGGCTGGGTGCGTTGCACGCAGAGCAAATCCGCCAGATCCACAAGTCACTGATGTTCCTGGAACTGGTGGGCGAAGCCGGCTCGGGCAAGACCACCCTGGTGGAGCTACTGTGGAAGTCGGTCGGGCGGACTGATTACGAAGGCTTCGACCCGTCCAAGGCGACCGCCGCAAGCCGTGCGCGCAACTTTTCGCAGGTCAGCAACTTGCCGGTGGTGCTGATCGAGTCGGAGCGTGAACAAAAGGAAGGCCAGCCGGTTAAACACTTCGACTGGGACGAACTTAAAACCGCCTACAACGGCCGCAGCGTTCGCTCCACCGGCGTGAAAAACAACGGCAACGACACCCACGAACCACCGTTCCGCGCCGCCCTGCTGATCGCGCAGAACAACCCGGTGAACGCCTCGGAACCGATCCTGCAGCGTATCTGCCATGTCCATCTGACACGCGAGCACCACACGCCGGAAACCAAGCAATACGCCGAGCAGTTGGAGCGCATGCCGATGGACAGCATCAGCGGCTTCCTGGTCAAGGCGCTGCAACGCGAAGCCGAAACCATGCGCCTGATGGAGGAAAACACCTCCGGCTACGAACAGGAGCTGCTGGCCCAGCCAGGCGTTCGCACCGTGCGTATCGCCAAGAACCACGCCCAATTGCGCAGCCTGGTGGATGCACTGGCCGGGGTCGTGCCACTCGGAGACCGCCGCAAGGCTCTCGCACACGCTGAAATCAGCCGCATGGCCCTGGAACGGCAGCAGGCAATCAACGCCGACCACCCAACCGTGCGCGAGTTTTGGGACCTGTACGAATTCCTCAATGGCATGGACGAGAAAGCCGCGCTCAACCATGCGCGTCGCGATGGCCTGATCGCCGTGAACCTCAACGAGTTTGTAGAAATGGCTGCCAACAAACGGCAGCAGGTGCCGCCGCTAAGCGACCTGAAACGCCTGCTCAAGACCAGCAAGTCACCAAAATTTCTCGAGTCGAACAAGCCCGTCAACTCGGCGCGCCAGGTCGACGCCTTCGACAAACCTAAAACCATTCGCTGCTGGGTATTCCAGGGCGTGTAACCACCGCAACAACAGGAGCAGCACCATGCAAAACGAACTTAAATCGGCCATTCGCTTCAATGATTTTGTCGCCTACTTCGGCGCCCGGGGCGTACTGGCTATGGCCTGGTGGATGGGGGCTGTGCATGCCGACCGAATTCGTCAGGACCAGAACAGCTTCCCGTTCCTGCAGATCGTCGGCTCCGCCGGCAGTGGCAAGAATCTGCTTCTGGACTATCTCCAAAAGCTGAACGGGCAAACGCCGTATTCCAATTTGCTGGGTCACTCCACTCCAGCCGGGCGAGCGCGCACGTTTGCCAGCGCAGGGCAACGGATTGTTATTTGCGAGGAACAAGGTGAGTTAGGCCAGTCCATTGATTGGGATGAACTGAAGCCGCTTTTTAGCTCAGGCAGCGTGAGCCTGCGCTCGGGGAATGGTCGGACTGAAGAAGTGACATTCCGCGGTGCTCTGGTGATAACCGCAAACCAGCCACTGGACTGCAGTGATGCGGTCACCAGCAGAATGGTTATGCTCGATCTTTCAGCTACCGATGCCCATACACCCAGAATCCGGCCGGAAGCCATCGGCAACCTCAACGCATCGGAGGCAAGTGCATTCGGTGTCGAAGTCGCTCAGTCCGGAGAATGGATTTGCGGCAACCTCCAGGCTTTTCTACCCGCATACAAAGGCCAGCTCACTCGTAAATACGGGGCATGCCTAAACGCGCGTACAGCACTCAACTGCGCACAATTGATCTGTTTGATCGATCTGCTTTGCAATCTTCTCGCGATCCCGCAGGACCTTCAGCTTGAGACCAGGAAGCTGGTTCACGAAATCGCCTTCCTCGACACGATCCCCTATTGATCCGGCCTTCGAAAGGAGAATCCGCATGAATACGCCTGCCAAAAAACCGCAGCCCAACTGGTTTGAGCAATTGAAAGAGTTTGAAGCCAAGCGCCCTGCCATCCGCAAGGCTGGTATCGAGGCCCTGGGCCGGCTGGTCACTCTCGCCCAGCGCGATACAGGCCAGAGCGCGGTGATCGGTCGCTTCCTGCTCGGGCTCTACAACGGCCACGACTACCCCTTCGTGCTGACCAGCCTGCGCGGGCTCGACACCGCATTGTTCGACGATTGCCTGGCGGTGCTGCAACTGGACTACGCGCCTGAACAAGAAGTGCATACGTACCTCCCCGACGGCGATGTCATCTGGGAAGACCTGATCGGAGCATGGGCATGAAATGGGCGCCGAAGCGCAATAGGGACGGGCAAGTCCAGCAGAACTGCTGGGTTACCGACAGCGGCTACACCGTCGCGCTGTGCCGGTTGCCAGAGTCGCGCTACCCCATCACTCGCCCAGGGGGCGAACTGCCCTTCGCATATGCGAAGGACCGCGACGAAGTCATCACGATCATTGAGCAAGACCAGGCCAAACCGGCCTGAAAGATGGTGTCGAGGAGCGCCAACTCCCCGACACCTACCACCAAAAGGAGACGCACCATGCAAGCGAATCAACCCAAAGGCAGCACTCAAAAGGCTACCACACCGCGATACGACACCATCGTTATCCGTGGAGCGATGGGAAATACCGTTCCTAAAGAAGTCGACGGGGGAGAGGTAATTTCCTGGAGTCGCGGCCATGAACTAGCTGCCGGTGATGCCCTACTGGAGTTCGTCAACTACGTGGCCGATGCTGATTGCGGCATCAGCCCGGAGCTGAGCGCCAAGGCGCGCGAGGCACTAGACCTGATGGAGCGGCGCAACAGGCTTGGCTGGGAGGCGGACGAACAGCCAGAAGACTGGCAGGCCTCGATTAAGCGTGCAGCGCAAACGGCCCGCGAAGTGTTCAGCGAATCCCATGACGACGCCATCCAGGCGATTGAGTACATGCAGGCTCTGCTGCAACAGGCTGCCCCTGTCGTGCAAGGCGGTGACGCATGAAGCCCTGCACCCTCGGCAAGCGCCACAGCTGGACTTTTGTCCACAACATCACCATCACCCGTCTAAACGGCAACTTCGGCAGCATCAGCACCCGTGGCGTTTACCGTTGCACCTGCGGCGCAAAAAAGCACGGTAGCGCCGGCATCCTGATTGAAGCATTGGAGGTGTCCAATGCTTAAACGCACCCTCACCCACTTCCACCTTTGCTGCGGCCTGGGCAGCGGCGCCGCTGGCTTCAGCGACTCCAAACCAGTCCTGGGCCCCGTGCAAGCTGAATGGCGCTGCCTGGGCGGCGTTGACGTCGATCCAGCCGGCCTGCGCGACTTCCAGATGATGACCGGTGTGCCTGGCACGCTGATGGACCTGTTCACCCGCGATCAATACACAGCGTTCCACGGCCAGCAGCCGCCCGCCGGATGGAAAGAAGCAACCGCCGAGGATCTGCGCCGCGCCGCCGGCAACGAAGACCCGGACGCGGTGTTCATCAGCAGCCCATGCAAGGGCGCGTCGGGCCTGTTGTCCGAGACAATGAGCCAGACACCTAAGTACCGTGCGCTCAACGAGCTAACGTTGCGTTGCGTGTGGCTGATGTGCGAGGCCTGGAAGCACAACCCAGTGTCACTGATAGTGTTCGAAAATGTGCCGCGCCTGGCAACGCGTGGCCGATACCTGCTCGACCAGATCACCAAACTGCTCCGGCACTATGGCTACGCGGTGGCCGAAACTACACACGACTGCGGTGAAATCGGTGGATTGGCCCAGAGCCGCAAGCGCTTCCTGCTGGTGGCCAGGCACGTCGAGAAGGTGCCTGCGTTCCTGTACGAACCGGAAAAGCGCAGCCTGCGCGCCGTTGGTGACGTACTGAGCCGCATGCCATTGGCCGGGGACATCGATCAGGCGGGGCCGATGCACCGGGTGCCGGCGTTGCAGTGGAAAACGTGGGTACGCCTGGCCCTGGTGGAGGCCGGGAAGGATTGGCGCAGCCTGAGTCGGTTTGCGATCGAAGACGGTCACCTACGTGACTTTGTTATCGTGCCGGAATATCACAACGGCGTGCTCGGGGTTGTCGATTGGGGCGATACAGCCGGCGTGGTTGCAGGTGCGAGCCGCCCCATGAACGGCAAGTTTTCCGTGGCCGACCCTCGTCCGACCAGCAAATTCGAATACACCCAGTACGGTGTGCTGCCCTACAACCGCCACTGTGGCGTGGTCACCGGCCAACGCAGCCCAGGGCAAGGGACATTCAGCGTTGCAGACCCACGCATGGGCGGCGAGCGGCATAACAACGTATTCCGGGTAGTTCGCAACGACCAAGCAGCTGGCACTGTCACCGCAGGGCACGGGCCCAGCTCCGGCGGACAGGCTGTGGCCGACCCGCGACAACCGTCCAAGGGCTTCGGCAAGTACCTGGTCACCGACTACAGCAAGCCGGCCGGCACCGTCATTGCCGGCAGCACCACCGGGCAAGGCGCTTTCGCTGTGGCAGATCCTGCCTACAAAAACTGGCACCCGAACGCCAGCACCCAAAAGCTGCGGATAACTCCCTGGTGCGAGAACGCCAAGACCGTGACCGGCTCACAACAGGTTGCCAGTGGGGCTTTATCAATCGCAGACCCGCGCCCAGGCATGTCGCGCACCAAGGGCGATGCATACCTGACAGGTGGGCATTATGGAGTGGTCGACTACAACACACCGGCCGGCGCCGTGTCCGCCAGCGCCTGTCACGACAACGGTCGGTGGTCGGTTGCCGATCAGCGCATGCCAGCGCCCAATGACCGGTTGACCTGCATGATCACCAGTCTCGACGGCACCTGGCACCGACCGTTCACCACCCTGGAGCTGGCCGCGCTGCAATCGCTGTTTGATCCAGAGGAATACTGGTCAACCGACCCTCAAACCGCCCACGAAATCGAGCGGATGCAGAGTGTTCGCAAGATCGAACAGGCAGGGGTCTTCAGACTGGACGGCATCAACGACGGCCACCACCGGGAGCGGATCGGCAACGCGGTGCCGCGTGCGGCGGCAAGGGCTATGGCGGATGTGTTTGGCATGACTCTGCTGCTTTCCGAGGCTGGGGAGACGTTCATGCTCAGCAACGTGTCGATTTGGGTGCAGCCGGTAGCGATTGCGCTAAGCGTGGGTCAACTGGAGCAGCAGCAATGATCAAGACAATCCTCGACCCATGCTGCGGGAGCCGGATGTTTTGGTTCGACAAGAAACACCCGGCGGTCATCTTCGGTGACATCAGGTCCGAACAAAAAGCCCTGTGTGACGGGCGGACACTGACCGTCTGCCCCGACGTCACGCTTGATTTTCGTGACCTTCCATATGCAGACGGCGCCTTCAAGCTGGTTTCCTTTGACCCGCCGCATCTGGTGCGTGCTGGGGCTGAAAGTTGGATGAAGGCCAAATACGGGGTACTCAATCCGAATACTTGGCAGGAGGACCTGCGGCGGGGCTTTGCAGAGTGTTTTCGTGTGTTGGCCACCGACGGTGTGCTGGTTTTCAAGTGGAACGAAACGCAGATTCGCACGAGCCAGATTTTATCGCTTACCGATCAGCAGCCTCTGTTCGGGCACCCGAGCGGTAAGAAAGGCGGCACGCACTGGATTGTTTTCATGAAGGCCGAGGCATCACAGCCTCGAACCATTTCGGAGGCTGTATGACTGTTTTCCTACTGCTTTACCTGTGCGTGGATGCGACACGAACGGATTGCCAAGTGGTGAAGGCTGATAGCTGGAGTGGCCCTTACGCCTACGAGCAATGCGCCGACGTGGTGCCAGGCCTGACCAAGGCCCTGACAGCGCCCAACCGGAAGCGGCATCGGTTCGTTTGCGAAATCCAGGGTGATATGGCGAAACCCGCAGAGCATAAGGCTCAGCCGGCGTTCATTCATCAGTCGTTTCGGATGTGATGGGGAGAACCAATGAATACTGCAATTGAACGACAAATTTTATTCAAGGGCGCCATGGTGCGAGCAATCCTCTCGGGCCAGAAGACTGTCACGCGCCGCGAGGTGAAACGCGACTGGATTCAGTCGGCGCAAACACCTATTGAAACCTGCCCTGGCATTTTCCATTTCTGGTGCAGCGGGGAGCATGCCTGCCCGTATGGTCGCCCTGGTGACCGGCTGTGGGTCCGCGAGGCTTGGCAAGCTGACGCTCAAGTTAATGCGGTTAAACCAAGAGACCTTAGTCAAGGTGAGCCGATCCAGTACCCAGCGGATGGGGCTGTCTGGCACACCGGATGTTCGATGATCACACCGGGGAAAACGCGCCCATCCATCCACATGCCACGCTGGGTCAGCCGCATCCTGCTGGAGATTACCCATGTGCGTGTCGAGCGCCTGCAGGACATCAGCAATGAGCAAGCTATTGCGGAAGGCGTGAAAAGCGCTGAGCAAGACATCGACCCAGACGGCAACGATTACTCGCCCTACGAGCTGTTCAGCGGCCTGTGGTCGATTGTCAACGGCATGGATTCGTGGAATGCCAACCCCTGGGTCTGGGTAGTCGAGTTCAAGCGGGTGACGCACGGCATGACAGCAGAGGGTGGTGGCGATGACGCATAAATGTTACCGGCGCGACCCAGATGTGCGCGCCGTCACTGATCTTGTGACCGATGAGCAGATGCATGGCTCGTTCCTGGGCACAAACTTCGGGCATGACGACTTTCGCGGCCTGCTGGCCCAAGGCTGCATAAAGGCGCTGGCCGGCTGGCACCAGGGCCATACGTTGACAACGATCCTCGCTGAGCTGCGCTTGATCAGTTGGAACAAGCAGGCCGACAAGATCAAGGTCACAGCCAAAGGGCGCCACTACATTTGGCTGGCCTTCAAAAGCCGTCCGGGGGTGTAAGCATGAACAACGGTAAATCCTTCCCCTGGAACCTCGACCTAACCGGCGTCTGTGACCAATGCGGCAGATCCCGCGCCCATGGCAACCACCAGAAGTGCAGTAAAGCGCGCCAGGCCCTCAACGCCAAGCGCCGCGCCGAGGAAGCCCAATCAGGGGCCACACCAGCACCTAGAAAAAGTGCCGGCCTGTTCTGGTTACTTCGCCAGCAGTGATCGGCAACACTTAAACCGCAATACATAAGGCCCGGCGACGGGCCTTTTTCCTTCCTGTTGGCAGAATCTTTCGATACATCGCGTGGGGACGCATATGGCTGATGGCGTAGAGGCCCGTGGCAATTCAGTACGGGTCTATTTCCGTTTCAATGGCGAGCTGTGCCGGGAGCTTGTGCCCGGTGGCAACACACCGGAAAACCGGGAGCATGCAAAGCGCTTGGTGACAGTGATCGAATACGAGATACAGGCCGGTACCTTCGATTACCGCCGGCACTTTCCCGAGTCCACCAAATTGGCCGAAAACAGCTTTGGGCACTACCTGGACCTGTGGCTGACGATCAAGAGCAACAGTGTGGCGGCGACCTCTTTCCGAGGGTACAAGAACAAGGCCGAGGTGCATGTGCGGCCGCGCTGGGGTGACGTTCAGATCGATCAAATTGACCACCTGGACCTGCAAGAGTGGATTCAGGGGCCGCTGTCGAAGCGGCTGAAGAACAAGACCATCCGCGACATCATCAGCAACGTGCGCCAGGTGTTCCGGCTGTACCGCACCCGGAAGAAGGTCGCCCACGACCCGACCGAGGGGCTATTCGTGCGTCTGCCCGATCCAGAGGCGCCGGACCCGTTCACCAGGGCGGAAATCAAGCAGATCCTCGACACGCCCACAACCCGCACGCAGGAGCTGCTGATGGTGCAGTTCATGATTTGGGCAGGGCCAAGGGTGTCGGAGACCATCGCGTTGGCCTGGGAGGATGTCGATCTGAAACAGGGGACGGTGACGTTCCGACGCTCCAAAGTGCGCGGGGCCTATCGAGTGACGAAAACCCGACGTTCTACGCGCAAGGTGCGCTTGCTGGAGCCAGCGTGGGACGCCCTGCGCAAGTTGGATGCGATCAACCAGCTCAAGACCGTGGACACGGTCGACGTCGTCGAGCGGGACAACAAGACCATCCGCAAGCACAAGCTGCACTTCGTATTCCTGAACACCAAGAGTGGCCTGCCGCACGTCAGCGACTTTGTCGTGAGAGACAGGTTCTTCAAAGCGCACCTGAAAGCGGCCGGCGTCCGTTATCGCGGTCCTGGCCAGTGCCGGCATACCTACGCCAGCCAGTTGCTCACCACCGGCGTGGCGTCGGTTGACTGGATCGCGGAGCAGATGGGCCACACCAGCGCGAACATGATCCGGCAGCACTACGGCATGTGGATCAACGAGGACGGCCCAGACGTCATCGGCATGCTGCAACACGCCCTGGGCATCCAGCCACCAGGTGGTGACAAAGCCCCGTAA